TATTTGGGACATTTGATCTAAAACTATTTGCTACATCTATAGTTTGTAAATCAACTATCAAATTATTCAAAATAGTTTCACGAAACGGAGTTGTTGTGCTCACCTGAAGTACCTCCTATGTTTGAATTAGAAATAATTTTAAACCCTGAATTACGCATTTTAATAAACAAATCTTTCCATTTTTCTCTATTAAAATTTGTTTTTTGGTGGCAAGGTTGGCAGAGTGTTATTAAATTAACAGGGTCATTATTTTGTTTATTATAATCTATATGATGAACAGAGTGCTTTTTTCCGTTTTCTTTTTTACTGCATAGTCTACATCTATAATCATCTCTTTCTCTTATGAGTTCTTTTAATTTTTCATTAAATTTCAACCCATATGGCTCAAAAGATTTTCCTCCTTGCCATTGAGGATTCTTAACACCTTTTCTTGCTAAACTAAGTTTTAATCTGTGTTCTTTAGAAAATTTCATACCAGACTTAGCTTTACCTAATTTCTTTTTGGTTTCTTCTGACATAGGAACACCTTTATTCCAAGCAGTCATACCTTTCAATTTATCACTCATTTTCTTTTTGGCTTCTGAAGTGTGCTTATTCCCGTAATTTCTACTATTAATTCCAGTTTTGCCATACATACTATCACTTATCTTTTTTCTATGTTCTTCTGATAATTTTTTGCCTGTATGAGCAATACTAAGTTTTAATTTTGTTTCTTCTGTATGATTCCATTTATTTCCTTTGTTGGCAGCACTTATTTTCTTTTTAGTTTCTTCTGAGTGCTTCGTTCCAATCTTCAATTTATTTCTTCTCCTTCATATCAAGTTTATTCATTTCTTTTTTTATTGTTCTTCTCAAAAACGGTATATTCTTTTCTATAGCTGGTCTTAAATATGATCTTCTTGGTATCGTTACTTGCTTCTTTAAGCTAAACAAAGGTCTTATTCCAGAACCAGTCTTTTGAAAAATTATATCCTTTGCGATAAATGTGTCTTTGAAATCTCTTGCAAAACCTTTAATCCCAGGAAAAGGTATCGTCAAAAACTTACCTTTTTTTGGTCGTATGATACCACCTAATTCATGTATTCGTGCATAAGGAACTCTTTTTAAATCTACAAATAATCTACCAATGACAACTTTACCTAATATTCTTGTATCTGTATTTATATTACTTCTTAAAGTACCTGATTGTTGACTCAACTGCTTTGTAGTATTTGCTTTAGCATCATCAAGTATCTCAGTCATGAATACATCATTAACTATTCTCTTCAACTCTACCAAAATACTACTTTCAGTTTTCTTGAAAGTTCTTACTGCTGCTTTTGTTCCTGTAAGTTTAAATGTTAAAAATGCCATTAATCTATACCTCTGAAAGAACTGAAGTTTCTCCTTCCTATCTTTTCTAATCTCCTTACTATCCTATAAGGGCTGACAAAACCTTTTACATCTTCAGGCATTAAGCCAATAGATTCAAATGTAACACTTGTATCTCCTTTACTTGAAGCACTATGCCCCCATCTTTTCTTATCTCTCCTATGATATAATTTTGACACCCACTCTGCCGCACCCATCCTAATATCTTCAGGTACATCAGCAAATCCTCCTGTGTAAACTATTTTTATATTTTGCTGACCTTGACTAAACACTACTCCTGTTTGTAATCCAGCAGGAATCAAATCAGATTGATTTAATAATTCAATTCTACCTTCATCATCATAACTTACAAATTCAGATGTAGCAAACTTTGTAGAATTTCCAAAATCTCTATTCACATCATCATTCAATTCGTCTATTGCTACTATCGGAGGATTATCTACATATACAAATCCCCTTCTCCCACTACCATCATGGAACTCTGTATATTGAGTAGCTATAAATGTTCTTCTACAAAAAGTTTCTATTCTTTTTGTAACAGATGAAACAGCTTTATCAAGCCACCCATCTGGTCCTGATGTGCCTATGTTCAAATGTAATTTTATATCTGATACTGATATTAAAAATGCTGACGAAGCAATCAATGCCATTTTATTTCTCCTCTAAAGTCTTTTCATACCATTTAGTAGTTTTATATAATCCATTTTCTATATCTGTAAATTCATAATCCCCAATTATAGATTTTAGTTTTGTTATATCTAACACTCTTCTTACTTGCCCATTTGGTTTTGATTCATCCCAAACTATTTCACTTTTGAAATTCAAAGCCTTTGCAATATGATAAGCTATCATACATATTGGTGTTTCAATCCCTGTGCCAACATTTACAGGAGATGTAGAATCATAGTTAGACTCTATTACTTTTATTATAATATTAACTGCGTCTTTTACATATAGAAAATCCCTTGTTGGCTTACCATTTCCCCACAATAAAACCTCATCTCCTCTTGTATCTTTCACCGCATGCATCTTTTTAATCATATGAGGGATGACATGAGCATTATCTCCAAAATGATCGTGCTCTCCATACATATTAGCCATTATCAAATTAATAGAATCAAGCCCATAAACTTCTTTGTATAGATTAGATAACATCAATGCTGATCTTTTTGCTATACCATAAGGAGCATTAGTTTCTTCAGGATAACCTTTCCAAATGTCTTCTTCTAAAAATGGCAGCCTTGGAGGTACTTTTGGATATGAGCAAACTGTACCTATATTAATTAATTTAGATACTTTATATCTTCTACAAACTTCAAACACATTATAAATAATTTTAGTATTATTTATGTACAATTTTATTCCATTATCTTTATTATATCCTATACCACCACAATCTGCTGCAAGATTAATCACTATAACATTCTCCAACCCAGAAAACATATAGCTTAATTGATTGTAGTCAAAATAACCTTCATTCCCTAAATCCATAGCATTCCCACTCCTACTCTTATGTCTACTTAAAGCATAAACATTAGCCCCAAGTTTTTTTAATTCGTTATATAAATTAGTACCTACAAATCCTGTACTGCCAAACACAATAATATCTCTATTTTTTACCATTGATCTCTTCTGGCTCATCTAATCCTCCTCATAAAAAATAGAAGTTATTACAACAAGATAATTTCCTGATGCCGTGCTACTTTGTATTGTATTAACATTTTGAATATTTTTATTTGCTTTAAACCAATCATTAATAGTAGTACTCATTAAATCATCTTCTGGTGAAGAGCCATCTACACTTTCTCTATAAATAAAAGTTTTTATTTTCATTTTAATCTCCTAAAAATTTTCGGGTTCATGTTTTACTCCCTCGATATAAAGTGATGGATTAAATTTATTGTCTGTCAACGATTCTTTTATTTTAAAAGTCATATTATTTTCAATAAAAATATATTTCAATGAATCTTTATCCCAACAATGTTTATGAGAATCAAGCCCACTACTCTTTCTATTGTAACTACCATATATTAATCTATAACAATGTTGATTCTTTTCATAAATACTGCCCATATTCCATACATGATGATTTAAAATCATAGTACAAATCCCATATATATCAGGAACCATAAGCCGTAACCTCCCCCCTATTTTTAATAAATCAATCCACCGCTTTAATGCTTCTTCTGCTTCCTCTTTATATAAGTGTTCCAATACATGAAAACAAACTATTTCTTTTATAGAATTTTTGTCGTACTTTCCAAGTACACGAATGTCGCCAAACTCATCACACAGAATAAGTCGTTTCATTCTTTTATCTCTAACATAATAATCTTCTAACTTTGTCACTATATTCTTTTCTAAATACTTTGCATCCACTAATCCTTGTTTTACTAAATTAGAACCAGGATGCTCTATATCTATATTCTTATAGCCTTTTAAATACACAGTCCCACACCCAAGGTGAAGCCGAATTGATTTTGTCATTTTAAAACTCTTATGTTTGAAGAAACTAATTTTATAAGTAAAAACTTCCATTTGCTTCTATTAATATTTGTTCTCATATGACAAGATTTACAAAGAGTAATTAAATTTTCTGGATTATGATTTTGCTTATTGTAATCTATATGGTGAACATCAAATTTTATTTGCCCAATTTGTTTTTTATTACATAACTTACAGCAATAATTATCTCTTTGCCTAATAGATTCTTTTAAAGTATCTGTCCAATCTAACCCATATTTTTCAAAAGATTTACCTCCTAACCAAGCAGGATTTTTTGAACCAGCTAAATTTTTATTTTTCTTATGAGATGATTTAATTTTTTTCCTTGTCTCTTCAGTGTGTTTTTTGCCATAAAAAGGATTTTTAGAACCAGAATAATCTTTTAATATTCTTGTCTTACTAATTTTATTTTTTGTAGCTTCTGGTCTTGGTTTGCCATACATAGGGTGATTTGTTTTGTTTTTAAATCTAAGAAAAGTACTTATTGATATTTTATTTTTTGTATTCTTTGAGTGCTTTGTTCCTCTTTTTTGATGATTTAAACAATAATCATTGTATTTATTTTTTTGTTTACTCCATTTAGTAAAATTTCCACAGCCACATTTGCAATATTTCATCGCATTGGCACCTCTCCCACAATTACACCTTTATTATTCCTATACTTATATTTTAAAAGATCTTTCCTGTACTTATGTAATTCCAACCAATGTTTATTCCACATATCTTTATCATCTGTTTGATTGGATGTTTTACTATCATCATGAATCAAAGTAACAGTAGCTATTCTTTTTTGAAAATAAGAAAGATACCCATTTTGATAAAACTTTCTCATACACTCTAAAGTAGCACCAGGATCAGTTGTATTAAAAGGCAATAAAGACTCAACTGCTTTCCTACTTAATACAGCAGTACATTCATTCCAAGTTAAACCAAATTTTAAAAATGCCTGTAAAGACACACTAGGATCTTGCTTATAATCTATTATACTAAAAGCTTCTGAGGCTCTTGTCCCTCCTATACCATGAAATGTTCCATTTTCGTGTCTTATTAAAGTCATACCGTACACAGCAGAAATCCAATTTTGCTTTTCCATCAGATTAATACAACTGCCAAACCAATCTGTGTCTAGATAATAATCACTAGTATTACAAAAAGCGATATAATCGCCATCAGCTATCTCAACACCTTTCCTCCAAGCATCCATTACTCCATTATCTTTTTCTCTTATATAATGGATATTCTGATAATAATTATTAATTGTCTGATCTGTTTCATCAGTAGAACAACTATCTATTACGATATATTCTTTAAAAAAATTACCTTTTTGAGCAATGATAGAAGTCAAACACTTATCAATAAACCGCCCACCATTGAAACTTGGTATTATGATGCTTATTTTTTTCATAGTTTTGTTCCGCACTTACCGCACTTTTTAATAATCTTACTATCCTTTTCAAATGTAATAAAGTGTTTCAAAGGGATTCTTCCACAATTTGGGCATCTAAAAACTATACAGTTCTGTAACTTCCTATCTTTAAAATCATTTTTCTTTTTATCTTTTTTCTTCATCTTTCTTTCCATCTAAGTTTTTTATAAAATTGATCAAATATTAAATGTTCTAATTTATTACACCGTACACAATATCTAACAATGCCTCCTAATGGATGTAAAGCCTTATTACTCCATTCGTGATAAATATTAAACCAACATAGAAGTTTTTGCATCATATAACACCTAACTTTTTGAATACTTTTTCAAATTGCTTTTCCCATATGTAGCAATTAAGACACCTTACCTGTCCAGCTTTTGCAATAACCAATCTCTCTTTCCTATTTTTAAACCTGCTGTAAAACACTGCCTTCTCTACCAATTCTTCTGGGCTACCATAAAATAACATTTCCTTATCTTCTTCAAACAACTCAGTCAAGAATGGTTCTCTTTCAGCTAAGTATAACCCACCCAAAACAGGCACTTCAAAATCCCTCAACCTTAATTGTTTCATAGCTTTGTTTCTATAATCAGCATTACCTAAACCAGAGAACCCTAAACACACTCTTGATTCTAATACTGTTCTGATTAATCTTTTATATGTTACCTTTCCCATCAAGGCATAGCTTACACCAGCATTAACCACATTTAAAAATAATGGTAATCTATAACCATAAGGTTGTCCAGTAAAACTAACATCAAATGCAAACTTTGGCATATTCCTTTTATCTACTCTATAAAACTGAGGATTGATGCCATAAGGAGTTTGAATTACTTTTGCATTTACACTTTTGTAATTATCAACAGCTGCAATATTTGTAGTCCAGTTCAAATCAAAAAACGGTGCTGTCATTATATTGCCACGCTCAAATGTATGAACATCATTGCAACCAAAATTGACTATTGGTATTTGCCAATTCTTTATCTCCTGTATATACTGAACATCAATAACAGGATCAGAAAGATACGACACAATAGCATCTAACTTTTTTTCTTTGTGAGCTTCAGAAATTTTACATAAAAGTTTTTCATTCATTTCCTTCTTTTTAGAAGAAACCCAATCCATAGAATATTGATTATATTTTTCCGCCTTCCAATCCCAATGTGTCACTGAATGTCCCATATCTACTAAAGAATCAATCAGATTTGCTTTTTCCCAATTAAATACGCCAATGGCAACAAATAAATTCAATTTTCTCATTTAATAACCCTCATTTCTAAAGTAATCATTTTATTAAAAACTATTATCCATTTTTCTCTGCTATAATTTGTTTTACTATGACATGAAGAACACAAAGTAACTAAATTATTTTCCCAAACTATTTCTTTAGCAAACTCATTTACTAATTCTACTGACATATGGTTGCTTTTCATTAAATGAAATAACCCAGCTGCTGCTGTACTCTTACCACAACCAGGACCACCAAATAAATTTATTACTTTCATAATTTTACTGGTCTTAAATCTTTTTTAAGATAAAGTGGGTGTTTTGGGTGTCCGTCTTTTGTTTTCCCAAGACACATCATTTTTGGAATAAGTTTTTTAACCTCTTTATCTCTATCTTTGTAAATACCATGTATACCCCAACAAGCAATAGTAATTTTAGACTGAGCAAAATGATCCATTAGACATAAATTATTTAATTTTCCTACTGGATCATTAGCTATTTTCATATTATTAGGATTTGTTGCTCTAAAAGCAAAAAGATTAGTCATATAAATACCACCATACCCCCAACTTTTAGCAAAACTAATACACCTTCTTATAGTTGGGTCATCATTAAACTCATCAGCTGTACTTGGGTTAAGTCCTATAAACATTACATGTGCTTTCTCTTTGTCCCATATTCTCCATAAATTGTATCTATATAATTTACAATCAGAAAATAAAGCTCCTTTTATTAATTTATCTTGTCGAAAAAAACACATTATTCCTTTTCAATAGTTAAACACACAGGCATGATTCTACCTTTGTGGATTGGGTTATCTGTAACATACAAATCATGTACTGCAGTTTGATCTAACTTCATTAAATCATTTCTATCTATCCCTTGATAACCAAGTAAAGTATCAAAAGAAATATTCATTTCATTTACCCAATCTAAATAAATATCAGTAGTCAAAATAACAGTACCACCTTTTCTTGTTACTCTCAAAGCTTCACTTATTACTTTTCTTCTTATCGGATATTCAGCAAGAACCTCACTCCCTGTTTTAACTTTACCTGTATGATTATTAAATATCATATTAGTAGGCACATGTTCTAATACACTCACTAACAACGCTACATCAAACTGTTCATCTTTAAAACTTAAATCAGTACAATCATTCCGTACCACTTTCATATTTATATTTTGGGAAGCTTCTCTCATATCTCCCCAACTCTTCTCATCATAATTATCTACACAGGTAACTTTGTACATATCATTTGATATTAGAAATTTAGAGAAGGCAGCATCTCCTGCACCTATGTCTATTATCTCTGCACACCTATGAGTCTTTTCTTTAATAAGTTCATAGACAAAAGGATATTCCCAAAGCCTTGTGTTGTCCGTTCTCAACTTTGGCTGTTGGCTCATCTTATGAATCAATGGAGCATGTCTTAAACACCATGTTCTTGATGGTAAGTAATGTTGTATTTTACTCATGAAAAGTTTTTAATCTTGCTACATCCTTTAATAAGTCTTTAATATTTTCCCATTGTTTAGTATCTGTTTGTTTTTTATCTACTAAAGATTCTATCGCACCACTGTTTGTATAGACAGTAAACATTGTCCAACCAGCCAATGATAAAAATATAGTAATTACCATACCCAATAACATCACAAACATTTTATCTTTAAACTTTTGAAAGGCATTTTCCATCTTTAAACATCTCCTCTATTTTATCTCTCTCTTGTATTAATTTCTTCGTAGTCAAATAAGGAGTTTTTACAGTAGAATGATATTCTCCTGCTCTTCCTTTATAAAATTCTGGTACGTGTTCCCAATCCCAGTCAATATCATATTTATCTTTTTCGTTCCATATCCTTGTGTCAGGAAATGGCTGATATAATGTTATATCAAAATCATCTGGCTTTGCTCTTGAAAGCCATACTATTGTATCATCTATACTTTCTAAAGACTCTCCAGGAAGACCTATCATTAAAAAAACCTTCGTTCTTATACCGTATCGCTTAAGCATCTTAGTAGCATTTAATGCTTTCTCACTATTAAAACCTTTTCCTATACTTTTTAATATACGATCATTTCCAGACTCTATACCTATACCTACTTCTTTACAACCTGTTTGCTGTAAGGTTTGACACATATCCTTATTGACAAAATTCACATGAGTGAAGCACCTGTATATAATATCTCTTGATAACATATGCAAAGCTATATCTGCCAGCCTATTCTTCTTCATAGTAAAAATATCATCAAAGAACATTAATGATTGATAGCCAAGTTTATATATTTCGTCTATCTCTTCACAAACTCTATCAACACTCGCTACTCTAAGCTTCTTATCATTACCGTCCACACAAAAAGCACAAGAAAAAGGACAGCCCCTCGAAGTAATAATAGTAGTGGTGTTACGTCCATCTATTTTATATTCATATCCATCAATTAAATCCCTTGCTGGGAATTCAACTTTATTAATATCTGGCAACATCAAAGATTCAATATCAGGATTAACTCCTATATTATTTATCAAATGTTTAATTATCACTTCACCTTCACCAAATACAACATTATCAAAACAATATCTTTCTTCTTTAGTTAAACTTTCTACACCACAACCACCTATAACTATCTTTTTACCTTTACAATAATCTTTAACAAATTCTTTTGCTATTTCTATTTGTGGAGAGGTAATTGTTATAAGCACTATGTCTTCATTAGGCTCTTTTAATTGTGTACCAGCAAAGTCATACCACACAGGCTCGTGTCCTTCTTTTCGTAAAGCAGATGCAATATACAAAATTCCTAGAGGAGGAAAAATTTTTGAATTTATTAAAAATGGACTATCTAAATTTACAAGAGCAATCTTCAATTTTGATTTACTCCTCTAATATTAATTTCTACCATCTTTAAAAATATTTTAACCCATTTATTCCTATTAAAATTTGTTTTAGGGTGACAAGAATCACACAATGTTATCAAATTCAAAAGATTGTTATTTTGTTTATCATAATTAATGTGGTGAACATCATGATTTCTATTTTTTTGCTTTTTACCACATAACCTACAACAATAGTTATCTCTTTGTCTGATAGATTCCTTTAAAATATCTGTCCAATCTAATCCATATTCTTCAAAAGATTTACCTCCTTGCCATGCTGGACATTTCTCACCAACACATTTACCTTTTCTACTTTTACTTATTTTCATTCGCCATTCATTTGAAATAATTCTCCCCATCAAACTTTCACTTACTTTTTTCTTATGCTCTATAGAAAGAGGAATCCCAGTTCGTGAGATACTCATTTTTCTTTTAGCTTCTTCAGTGTGCTTTCTACCCATTAAAGTATTTCTTATTTTATTTTTATGAACTTCAGATAATTTTTTACCCTTATTAAAAATACTTATTTTCTTGTTATGTTCTTTAGAAAATCTTTTTCTTCCATTAAGATAATTATTTCCTTTCATAATCAAGTTTAAAAATTTTCCTAACAGCTGGAAATTCTTGCAACAATTCATATATATACTGGTTCAAGAGTTCCTCTTCTTTGTTCTTAAATCGTTCTGTATTGTCCTTTATGTAACAACTGATTTCTTTAATAGCTTTTAATTATTTAGGTTTAATTCGTACTATCCTTTTAGCTAACTGTGCTTCTTAGTATTATGTTCTTTTCTTGTGACGACCTGCTATATTAGCTTTGGTTTTAATATTGGTAGTGGCAAGTTTTAAATTTTTAGAAAGTAATTGGTAATTGTGCTTGCATAGCAATACTGTCAATCCGTTGCCTGCCCAATTCACAATATTCTTTACTGATGTCGATGCCTATAAATTTTCTTTTAAGCTGAAATGCAACTTTACATGCAGTACCACTTCCACACATAGGGTCGAGTACAATTTCCCCTTCGTTAGACCATGAATAGATATGGTCTCGTGCCAGAGCGCAAGGGAATGGAGCTGGATGACCTTTTGCTTCTTGGTCTTCTAAGTTTTTTCCTACTACATATTCCCATACATTCCCTTTCAACTTTTTATTTTTTACAGGCTTTGCCATTTTTTTTCTTTTTTGCTCATTCTTAGAATAATTTTTGTATGTTGTACCCTTTAACTGGAGTCCAGCATGTTTGCAATCTACCATAATTGGATTATGTGTTTGCACCTTTCCTTTACTAAGAACAAACATATATTCAAATTCGTTGGAATACCTTTTGCGATAAATTTGAGGAACAGGATTTCTTTTTTTAAAAACCATTGTATCGTGAAGATTGAAATCAATATCTTGAAAGATTAAAACTTGCCTAAAACTTGTTCCAGTCTCATTACCATTAATAGTAGCATCACCAATAACCCAAACAATGACCCCTCCATCTTTTATAACTCGGTATAACTCTTGTGCAATATCTTTAAATGGAAAAACATACCCCTTATAATTTCTCAAATTGTCATACGGAGGAGACGTAATAACCATATCTATACACCTATCCTCGAAACCCTTCATCACCTCCAAGCAATCACCTAATATGATTTTATTGATATATTTATCATTCATGCAGTAATTTAACCTATTCCGAGAATTCCATTATCTGAAACAGATTCAATTATTACTATTACTTATTCTTTTTTTAGTTTCTTCAGAACATATTCTTCCTCTTTTTCCTCTATTCCAATGACCATTAACCCAATCACCATGATTAGCT